TTGCCAAGATACTTCCCAATCATCGACGCATCCAAGCCCTTGAGCTGTGTCGCAAGCGCTCTATCCACAGCGCCGGTGAGTACAGGACAGACAGGCTTGGCGGCGCACCACCGGCAATGCTCGCCATGCGCGAGCGGTGCGTCGGGTTGCATTGCTATCTTGACCGCGCGCACCAACTCGACTTCAAACTCCTTGACGCGAGCGGGCGTCGTAACCCACCGGCTTACGCCGTGGGCTGGTTGAACGATGATGCACTCGATTTCGTCCGCGCCATCAAACACCCATTTGACTGAGGGCGTTCGCATTGCTGCGGCGGCGTAGAATAAGAGTTGAGGATTTTCCTCGGCCTGAACCCTAACCCCGTCGCCGAACTTCCAGTCGATGACATAGGCACGATTAGCAATTCGCCCGAGTAGATCAGTTGAACCGAACACTCCCGGCAAAATATCTTCACCGAAACCGACGCGGGTTTCGACGGCGACATCCATCTTTGTTTCAGGATCGATTGCATCCAATGCTTTAAGCGCCGGAATAAGTTTGTCATGCAAAAGATCCTGCGTGAGCGTGATGCCTTCATATTTGCGGCCAAGAAACTGATATGGATCTGCTGCTTTGTCCACAACTTCTGCAATCACTTCATGCAAGAGTGTGCCTTCGTCAGCGTATTTGCTTGACGGCTTAGGTGGCATCTTCGCGACAAGCGCGACAGAGCCTGGGCATGCGATCACACGCTTGGCGGTCGAACCGCCGACAATGTTACTGTGTTGCATGATCTGGTTCTTTCAAGAACAGAATGATGTCGTTGATCACTTCGATGCGCTTCTCGATCGGCGTAATGCCGTCAAGTCCGGCTTTCAAAAGTGTCGCGAGAATGTTGATCGAGTCGACCGGTTCGACGTCGTTGAGAATATCGCACATCTCATCAAAGGCTTGTTCTGCTTCCACTGTACTCTCCTGTGTTGACAGTCCCACCCTTAAATGCAATAAAAATTGTTGTCAAACATTTTTTTACGGGCTATGGAAAAACATATCGAACGGCACTTGGTGCAGGCAGTCAAACGGCTCGGCGGGACGGCGTATAAGTTCTCGTCGCCATCGCATCGCGGCGTCTCAGACCGCGTGGTGTGCCTACCAGGGCAGACGTGGTTTGTTGAGTTAAAACAAGCCGGTGGCAAGCTATCGCCTCTGCAAAAGCTGTTCGCGGAAGACATGAAACGGCTCGGGCAAAACTACGCGTGCCTGTGGTCTAAAGAGGATGTGGATAAGTGGATCTCAGACCTTACCAAGAAGTCGGCGCAGATTTCCTCTTCGAGCGCGACCGAGCCATGATCCTCGCGCCGGTGGGCGCGGGTAAGACCGCTATGACGCTCGCCGCGATGCAAGACATGATCGAGCAGGGGCTCGTCAAGCGCTTCCTTGTGCTTGCGCCCAAGCGCGTGTGCCGTGACGTCTGGCCGGTCGAGCAGCCGAAATGGGCACCGCGCCTGACGATGGCGCTCGCGCTCGGGACGCCGGCGCAGCGGCTCTTCGCCGTCAACGCCGACACGCACGTCCTCGTCACCAACTACGACAATCTGCAATGGCTGTCCGAGCAGAAGTTCGATTTCGACGCCGTCGTGTTCGACGAGCTGACGCGGCTCAAGAACCCGTCAGGCGTGCGGTTCAAAGCGTTTCTGAAGCGCCTTGACAAGGTCAATATCCGGTGGGGCCTGACCGGCTCGTTCACATCAAACGGGCTTGAGGACGTCTTTGGTCAGTGCAAAATCGTCGATCAGTCGTTGCTCGGGCGTTCCAAAGGCGCGTTTCTTCAGCAGTATTTCTACTTGAACAACGCCGACTATAATGATTGGAAACCGCGTGAAGGCGCGCTTGAGGCGGTCATGCGCCGCATCAAACCGGCGACGTTCGTGCTTGAGCCTGGCGAGTACAAAGACCAACTGCCGCCGCTGCACACGGTCGAGATGCGGTGCAATCTGGCAGACCGGACAGTCTACGAACAGATGAAGAAAGATGCAATCGCGCAGCTTGAGACGACCGACGTCGCGGCGCTGACGGCGGCGGCGGCCATCAACAAGCTCCAGCAACTCGCGTCGGGGTTCATCTACGACGAGAACGGGCGCGCGCATTGGGTGGGTGACCACAAGTTCGATCTGCTCGACGAGATCCTGACAGAGAACCAGAACGACAACACGATCGTCGTCTACAATTACAAAGAAGAGCTAGCCGAGCTTCAGCGCCGTTATCCACATGCAAAACTTGTGGATAACAATGTGGATAAGTGGAATAAAGGCGAAATTCCCTTGCTTTTGTTACACCCCAAGTCTGCCGGCCACGGGCTCAATCTTCAGCATGGCGGGAATAAAATCATTTTCCTGTCGTTGCCTTGGTCGCTCGAGCTGTACGAGCAGACGGTCGGGCGTTTGCATCGCGGCGGTCAGACGCGCGATGTGTGGTGCTATGTCATTATGGCAAACAAGACGGTAGATGAACGGATATGGGCGAGCTTGTTTGACAAGCGCGCCATTTCAGATGTGGCCCTAGATGAGTTGAAAGCATGAAAAAATTAAATTGGCACCAACTTAACGCTCAACTCCGCGCGTTTAGCGAAGAAGAGTTAAGAGACATGATCAATGCAGAAATGAAAGGCACGCAGCGCCTGTCAGTGATCAAGCGACTACATCAGCGCTATTGCATTGTCCGCGCTACGCGTGAGAGAGCGGCAATTCTGGCTCTTGATACATCTTTAGAGCTGTAGCCTGCACTTCATTAACGCGGCGTGTCCAACCTTTGCCGAATGTCGAGAACGTAGCGAGGCCTTCAAGGAACGCCTGCCGCGCGCGGCATATGTTGATGATCAGCTCGGCGGGATCGCATTCTGATACAGCTCCCAAGGTTGCGGGGCCAACTGCACCATCAGGAGTAACTCCAGCAGCCTTTTGTAGTAGCTTGGCGGCACGGCCAACGCCACTATTAACAGCAACATCAAAGCAAGCATAATCAACACCTGACGGTAGACTATCGCCACGGATATTGTTCCAGTAGCGGTCTTTATATAGTGGTGCGACATCAGATGGCCCTAACGCGCGCATGTCAGCTTCTGTTACCGGATGACCTACCCAATCTTCCCAAACCTTTTGCGTGACGCCGAGGTTCGTGCGTCCGCCTGGGTCTTTTGGGTTATTAACGTAGCCGCCTTCGTGCTTTAGGATTAAAGCCAAGCATTGCTCAAAATTATCCTTCACAGGTCACTCCAGAGGTTTTGAATTGTAAAGCATCTTGTCTTTGGCGCTGTCACCAGAAGATGCGCCAAAATAAAAAGAGATCACGCCTGTCCACGCAGTCTGAAGCGCACCTAACATCAAAAGCATCGCTTCGTTTCCGGTGGTCGGAAGGCCAAAGATGAGCATGTAGAAAAGAATACCAAAGAAACCAAACGTGACGCCTACGGCCAACGCGCGTGGTATCCAATCTTTGGTCTCTTTTTGCATGTCACGCGCCGACGCACGATCGTCAGCCATGATGCGCTCGAGATCGATGTCAAGCGATTTCATTTGAACTTTGAAATCGGCGTCGATCTTTTTAAGCGCTGCAAGTTGATCGCCTGACGGATTTAGAAGGGCAGCTTGAATATCATCAGCGGTCCCATCTTGATGACCAAACAATGCATTAGAAACAAACTTGGTAGCCATCCCAGCAAGAGGCCCGCCAAGAGCAGTAGCAATGGTTGGAGCAACCGCGCCAATGATGCCTCCTATTTTTGAAAGATCCATGATCGCCTCACTTGTGGGTTAACATCAGAATTACACCTACGGCTGCCATCGCCAAGATAAGCCCGCCGACAATACCACCTACAAACAACGCGTCTTTTTTAGCTTCTTCTGCGGCTTCAGCCTCAAGGCGCGCCTGACGCGCGGCTTCCTTACGCATTTCTGCAACCTGTCTTTGAATGTTGTCCCACGCATTTTTACCGTGCTGGGAAATGAACAGGTTTTTAGCCTCAAGCGCAAGCTGATTTGCTTTGGCTTTTGCGCTGTAGAGTTTTATGGCTTCCGCTTCAAAATCTTCCGTGGACTGAAACAGGCGCTTCTTTCGCGGCAATGATACAAGCTGAACAACCTTGGCAACCTCAGACATAAGGTTACCGACACGGTGCGCGGTATCAACAACATCCTCGCCGGCGCTGACCGCTGACTTGAACCCATTATAGATCGCGGTGGCACCAGCCAGAATGGTAAACGGGTCCACTACTTATCCGCCTTGGCATCCAGTTTGTCGTAGATGCGCTGAAACATCTCTTCGATGTGTTGCATGCGCTTGTCGAGGTCTATGCGTTGAACGTAGTTTGTTGGCAGATCCACTTCCAACTGATGAAGATCGCGCCGCAGTTCTTGCGACGCGTCCCACAACTGACGACCGAACCATCCACCAGCGGCGAGAGCTGCGCCGGCGAGCCAATTTAAAAGTGTTTGCGTATCCATCATTGCGGTGCCAATGCGTTCTGATTTTGTTTCGGGGCGAGAGCATTGGGAACAGACCCCAATGTTGACCCAGCCATAGACCCACCTACCGTAGAAATACCGCGCATAAGCTGTGTCTTTAGCCAGTTCAATTTCATCGTCTCGGGCTGGCGAATGCGCTCAAGTTGCGCGCGCAACCCATCAAGATACGCTTTGTCTGCAAGCCCCGTAGAAAGCAACGGCTCGCTGACTTCATTAAGCGCGTCGATTGCTTTGAATGATGAAGGCTCGCGTTCCGCAATAGCCGCCAAACGCTGTTCCAACGACCGTGAAAGCAATCCTCGGCCTTCCGCAGACAATTTCAACGCATTAGCAACATTCTGCCATTCGGTTTTGTTTGTGCTGGCAAGCAATTCATTGACCCGTTTCTCAGGAAAACGGTCACCTAAAATGCTTTCGGCTGTCTTACGTCCTTGCGCCGCGATGTCTTCCGCTTCGCGTGCGCCGGTTTGAAACTTCATCTCGGCAGTTTTTTCTTGCGCCTTGGCCCCTGCAAGCATGCCTTTAGTCTGGCTTTCAGTTTTACGAAGTTGATCAACATAGTCGACCGACTTCTGAAGAACATTCTTAAGCTCCGGCGCGGACAAGAAGTCGCTGTTATTGCGCAACCATTGTTCAGCAGCGTCGGCTGATTTGTCGCGCAGATTACGCGCAACATAATCACTGGCAGTCTGTTCAATTAACGCGGGATCTTTAGTGATCGACGACAACTGCGCGACGCCTTCGCGGCTCTTAAAGAAAGCTGCCGGCACATCTTTGGTGTCTTTAGTAAACATGTCCGGCGCAAGCTTTTCGGTCTTAAGCACCTTTGCGCCAGGGCCGCCTTTGAAGCGCTCAAGTAAACCTGACGCCAATTCGTAGCCGCCTTGCAACTCATCTTGAGCTTGCCCTGCGTATTTGCTCTGAAGATCGCTAAGGTACCCATACCATTCCTTAGCGCGCGCTTGACCAATAGCTTTGAAACCTTCTTCGCCTTGACCGAACGCGGCGTCGCCGAGTTTGCGACGCACGGTGTCGATAGCGTTGAACGACGGCTCAAACACACGGAAGTATTGGTCACCAACTTTTTCAATCTGAGCGCCCCGCGCGGCTTGCTGCGCCGCTTGCGCCGGTGACACTTCAACACGACGCGGTGACATCGCCGTTTTAATTTCATTGTAAGCTGACAGCGTGCTTTTTTCTGTCTCTGGTGCCGTTCCAACTTTAGATGGAATTTTGCCTTCCAAAAGCACAGCATCAAGCTTTTTGGTCAACTGCTTATAAAAGGGCAAACCTGAAATGTAATCGCCGCTGTTTTCGCGGTTTGCTACAGTGGCATCACGTTCAGCTTTAAGCTCATTATAGTTTTGATCGCGGGCAAGCTTTTCTTCGCTAAATTGATCAGAGATCGCTTTGCGCTGACGCGTGCCAATATCAGTCAGCTCAGCATTAGCATCGCCAATGTCATGTACGCGGCTCTGCGCGCCTGCGGTCAAGCGATCCGCTTCGGTCGGCACCTTGCCGGTAGCCGTAAGTGTGTCAAGGTGCTCTTTTTCAGCCTGTATGCGACGCGCGGTAGCGGCTTTGTCGGCCTCGCTGACAATACGCCCCGCACCCTTTTCAAGCTCGTCATACATCGCCGCCGCTGCGTCTGGGCCTTCGCCGCGCAGTTTGGCGATTTCGTTTGCAATGATCTTGGTTTCGGCGCTCGAGAGCGCGGTAATGTCAAGACCTTTTTCTTTAAGCACTGACGTAAGCGCTTGCCCTACGCCGCCTACGCGCGACAAGACCTTAGCCGCACCCACAGCCAAATCACCAAGCGGCTGCGTTGCAAACTCGACGCCGGTGCCGGCAAGCTTAGCCACAGAGGGGCTTACGCCCGCAATCTCAAGCTCTTGTTTAGTTGTTTCACCGCCAGCGCCGCCGAGCGCGCCAAAGATCGACGGCATCACGCGGCCCGTGAAAGTCTTCATAAACGGCGCG